TCAAGTTCCTCATAAGGGAGTTCATAGCAAAATTCAAGCATGGTGGTGTGCTCGCTCTTGCTATACTACCAGACCGTCAGACCAGTGTCAAGGGGTTGCTGGGTCTAGGTTCTCGAATATAATCTCTGCGTTGTTGTCGAAGACCAGTGCTCTGAAATAATGGTCAGCATCAGGGCATGATGCACGTGGTGGGAACCACTCTGCTGCGTTAAGAACTGCTACTTCTTCGCTAGTATACTCAACACAACAATCTCTCTCACCTCTAATTGCTTCTACAACGTCTTCATCACAATAATCTGACAACCATGTCAATACTTCTGTCTTCTTAGCATCAGTAAGTGTTGCCCAGGTTGGATGCTCCCAATATAGCAGGCATTTGTTGTTCATCACACAGTGACTACCTGCTAGTTCATATACTGATAGAGTTTCGGTTACAATAATCATGGCGTCTCTCCATTATCAAGTCTAGTAATTAGTTCATCTAGTGATGCTTTGATGTCATTTAAATTTTCATGACCACTAGACCATGCTGTTGTACCATTGAGACCAATGGCAACAGGATCTGTTTTCAATGCTTGAATGAATGCAGTATTATACAATCTATCAGTTAGATCTCTTACACACAGATAACGTGCCATCTTATCTCTGAACTGTGCAAAGAAGAACGAACTCAATGCTACCCATTGATCTTCTGTGTCAAGATATACTGCATCAGGTTGATTAACTTTAAATACTGATTCAAATGCCTCTGGAGACATTGGGAACTTAACTTGACTTAGTTCAGTAACATCAGCAAATAGTGCAGGTAGATCTCTCAACTTCTGGCGATATGTCTGATACATCGCTTTCTTTTCATCAGACATCGTAGGTAGATCACTAACAGAGAAGATAAAATCTGTCTCTTGTAGCAAGAAATTACGTGCAAGTCTGATAGACAACCAACTTTCAGATCTTACCTCACCATACATGCGTCCCATTTCTTCTTGGAACTCAGCATTCTGTAGTTGTTCAATATTGAGGAAAGTATCTTTTAAGAAGTTGTAGAAACTAGTTGCTTCTTCAACATCAGTTTGCTCCATCTCATAGTCTTTCCACTCATACTCACCAGTCTTGAAGTTTTTAATGTGCTTCCTTCTGGCGCAATGGTATGTACCATTGTCGTAGAATGTGAATTCGACTAGACGATCTTTCTCACTGTCCCAGTGAGGGTAAAGTCTAGGTCTAACAGTATCAGTCCAATATTGATCAGGAACTGTCTTTAGCATCCCTCTATAAACAATAGAGCGATCCATTAGATTGAGTTGCAGGATCAAATTAGGGACGTTTGCGTCTGCTACAATACCCATGAGAGGTAAAAAATATTATGTGCTAAGTCTATTTAGAATGCTTTGATTAGATACTTGACCAACATATATGGTTCGATCAATGGGATGACCTGATCAGGATCCAAAGAAGCAACTGG